AACTCTATAAAGGTACACCATTCTATGGATCATGGCAAGAGCGTGAAGATACACGTTTAGCCTTTAAGGATGAGATGAAAAATCTTTGCAATACTAGTAATGTTAACTTTATTGAATGGGTTGATTATTTGCTAAACGATAAAGGTGAACTTGGTTTTGAATTTATGGAAAAACCTAAGTCTGTTCATCTATCTCGCGAATCATATCCATATTGGCAAGGTTGGAACTGGAACGGTCACAGTGCGCCAATAAAAAAACTAAATAAAACATCTTTGGAAGCGTTTTTTACATGAGGATTATGTGATATATTATAAATACAATGAGGGCAATACCATTAAAGAAATTGCCAAATATGTTGACTCTACGTATGATCAACATTACTCCCAAAACAAATATCAAGCTACTGAATTTATTATTGATGGTGGACACGGTACAGGGTTTTGTGTTGGAAACATACTAAAATATGCTCAGCGATATGGGCATAAAGGTACGCCAGAAGAATGGCGAAAAGATATGATGAAGGTGATTCATTACGCAATTATGCAACTACATGTACATGATTTAGATTATAAGGAGAATTAATAATGGAAATCAAAATTGATATCGAAGAACTTAGAAAGCGAAAGCTATTTGTTGCCGCACCAATGTATGGTGGACAGTGCGCCGGAATGTTTTGTAGATCTACAAATGATCTAGCAGCTGCAGCAACACATCACGGCATTGATTTAAGATATTATTATCTCTTTAATGAATCACTGATTACACGCGCTCGCAATTATTGTGTTGATGAATTTATGCGTTCTGATTGTACGCACATGCTGTTTATTGACTCAGATATTGGGTTTAATGCACAAGACGTTATTGTCATGCTGGCTCTTATGAGTGATGAATCAGATTATGATATCTTATGTGGTCCTTATCCAAAGAAGTGTATTGCTTGGGAAAAGATTAAGACCGCCGTAGATATGGGCGTAGCTGATGAAAATCCAAACATCTTGGATAAGTTTGTTGGTGATTATGTCTTTAATCCAGCCGGTGGTAAGACTGAAATTTCATTGAGTGAACCTGCTGAGGTTCTAGAATCTGGTACAGGATTCATGATGATTCGTCGATCTGCCTTTGAAAGGTATATTGAAAGATATCCTGAACTAACTTATACACCAGATCATGCTCGTACAGCTGAATTTGATGGTAGTCGTGAAATTCACGCTTTCTTTGATGCTCTTATTGATAATAAGTATATGTATATGAAGGATGAAATTAGAGCATTCTTTGAAAAGAATCCTAATGCTACTTCAGAAGAAGTTATTGCATTTGTTGATGATCAAAAGACTAGTGCATCTGGTAATAAGTTTTCTAATAGATATCTTTCAGAAGATTATATGTTCTGCCAAATGGCACGCCGTGCTGGTCTAAAGGTATGGCTCTGCCCATGGATTCAACTTCAGCATGTTGGTTCTTATATCTTTGGTGGATCATTAGCTGATCTAGCATCAATCGGAGCAGCTGCTACAGTTGATGCATCAAAGTTAGGTAAGAAAAAGTAATAGTGTACATTAATTCTACGTATTGTATAATGAATTATTAAAACAACACAGAGGCTATATTATGAAATTAAGCGAACGTACTATCCAAATTCTTAAGAACTTTGCCACGATTAACCAATCTATTTTGGTTCGTCCTGGTAATGTTCTTAAGAGTGTTACCCCCCTAAAGACAGTATTTGCGCAAGCAACTGTTGCTGAAAACTTTGAACAAGAGTTTGCCATTTATGATCTACCAAGATTCCTTGGTACAGTATCTCTATTCTCTGATCCTGAATTTAATTTCCAAGACAAGTATGTTACAATCTCATCCGGCAAGCAACGTGTAAATTATACATATGCTGATGCTAGTATGTTTGTAACTCCTCCAACAAAGAGTATTAATTTTCCTGATCCTGAAGTAGCATTTACACTTACAAGTGAGCAGCTTTCTACTATTTCAAAGGCTGGAGCTGTACTTCAAATGCCAGAAATTGCTATGGTAGGCGAAGGTGGAGTTATTTCTATTCGGGCTGTAGATTCTAAGAATTCAACAGCAGATATCTTTAGTCTAGATGTTGGTGAATGTGATAATGACTTTAGAGTCATTTTCCGGCCTGAAAATATGAAGCTTATTTCAGCAGAATATAAGGTATCACTTACATCATTGGGGATTTCTCGCTTTGAATCAGACAATCTAACTTATTGGATTGCTACTGAATCAAAGTAATAAATAGCATCACGATCTGGTGTAGCTCAGTGGTAGAGCTGTCGGCTGTTAACCGACCGGTCGTAGGTTCGAATCCTACCGCCAGAGCATAGAACCTAAAAGTTGTAAATAGAGCAGAAGGTAAGACTCTTTTATAACTTTTAGGATTAACACGTGCTCTTTTCTTTTTCGTAATTATTTTTAATAAAGGAGACCCACATGAAGAAGTTATTTTTTACATTAGCTTTTACACTATTACCTCTATCAGCACATGCTTCGCAATGTGATCAATTTTTTCCTAATGGTAAAGAAATTGTAGTTCCAAATACAACAGTTCTTTGTAATTCATTTTTTGTTTCTGTCTTTAATACAAATCTTAATGGCGTGGTATTTTCTTCTGAAATTGCTCAAGGACGTCTTGTTAAAGCAACTAGAACAAATGATTTTAGGCCAGACAAAAGAATCCTAAAGTCACCCACGCCAGATGACTATACAAATAGTGGATATGATAGAGGACACATGGTACCAGCTGCTGATGCAGATGATCAAAAGGAAATGTCAGATACGTTTTTAATGACTAATATGACTCCGCAGCTGCCATCTGTTAATAGAGTAGCTTGGAAGAATTTAGAAGATAGAATCAGATCTGTTCCATTTAAATATGTTTTAACTGGTGCACTTTATGATTCTGCACCAAAAACTATTGGTGTTGATAAAGTACCTGTTCCAAATATTTTATACAAGGTTGCGTATTTTGATAGTGGAAACATTGCAGTTTATATTGTAGATAATGTTAAAGATTCTAAAGTACGCACTATAAATATAGATGAACTAGAAAAGTTGACAGGATATAAATTACATTAATGATTATCTGGATTCTTATTGTTACTTATTATACTGCAGATATTCCTACACAAATTCAACAGTATGAAGTATCTTCTAAAACATCATGCGATAAATTAAAAGATATTATTCAAATGGGACCTAGATCTAAAGATATTAGATCTATTGTGTGCAAAAAATATACTAAATTGAATCTTTAAGATTCATTAACCGGGAAGATAGCTTCCTAAATTTTAATACATGGAGATTATTCTAATGAAGACACTTATTCTAGTTACTGCGCTATCACTTATTGCTGGTGCTGCTATGGCTGCTGATACACCTGCTGCTCCTGCAAAGCCTACTGTTGTAAAGCCAGTTGCATGCGCTCCTGCAAAGCCTGCCGGCGATGCTAAGGCTCCTGCAGTTGATGCTAAGGCTCCTGTAGTTCCTCCTTGCGTTACTGTTCCAGCTGCTCCTGTAAAGGAACCAGTTGTTACTCCTCCAGTAAAGAAGTAATACGTATAATTATACAATGATAGTATGTGATACATGTCGACAAGAGTACGAACAAATATTTGATACTCCTTATACAGATCAAGGTTTTGATTGTTCTGCTATAGCTAATAAATCTGGAGTAATTGGATATTATGGATCTACTCTTGTCGACATGGAAGTCTGGAAGTGGACAACAGGTAAACCACTTCATGTGAAAGAAGGTATTATATGCGATTCATGCATTAAACCTTTAATAGAATCTGGTGCAATAGTATTAGATTTACATTAATTGACTTTTATATTATAATGAATATGGTGAAACGGAGACTATATAATGAGTGAAGAGTTAAAAGATACAGTTAAAGAATTTTTGCGGTGTTTAGAAATGACTGAAGAATCAGATAGTGGTAAAGTATTTCATCCTGTTTACATATCTTCTTGTAGAGTTTTAGTGACTGAACGCGTTAACAATTTATTAAAGAAAATGAAAGAGTTATCATTCAATTTTTAGATTTACATTAATTGACTTTTATATTATAATGAATATGGTGAAACGGAGACTATATAATGAACAACGATCAATTTCTTTGGACAGAAAAATATCGTCCTAAGACTATAGCTGATACAATTCTACCTGAAAATCTTAAGAAGACCTTTCAGCAATTTGTAGATCAAAAAAATGTACCAAATCTTTTGCTAACTGGCTCTGCTGGTGTTGGCAAAACAACTGTAGCTAAAGCAATGCTTGAAGAACTGCAGTGCGATTACATAGTAATCAATGGATCAATGAATGGTAACATCGATACTCTAAGGACTACAATTCAGAATTTTGCATCTAGTGTATCCTTTGCTGGTGGACGCAAATATGTCATCCTTGATGAGGCTGACTATCTACAGGCAAATTCTACACAGCCGGCACTTCGTAACTTCATGGAAGAATATTCCAAGAATTGCGGATTTATTCTAACATGTAACTTTAAAAATCGTATTATTGAACCTTTGCATTCTCGATGCTCTGTTGTTGAATTCAAGATCTCTAAGAAGGATCTTCCGGAACTTGCTATGCAGTTTATGAAGCGGGTTCGTATGATCTTGACTTCTGAGAATGTTGAATTTGATAAAGAAGCTGTTGCTGCAATAATCATGAAGTATTTTCCAGATTCACGTAGAGTCTTGAATGAACTCCAGCGATATTCAGCAACTGGTAAAATTGATTCAGGAATTCTTGTTAATGTAAGCGAAGAGTCATTTAAGAAGCTTCTTAATCATATGCGTGAAAAGAACTTTAATTCAGTACGTAAGTGGGTTGGTGAAAATTCAGATACCGATTCTACTCAGCTGTTTAGAAAGTTTTATGATCAAGCTTCAGAAATTATGACACCAAATTCTATTCCTCAATTGGTATTGCATTTGGCTAATTATCAATATAAATCAGCTTTTGTAGCTGACCATGAAATCAATCTTGTGGCTTGTTTGACTGAAATTTTGGCAGATTGCTCGTTTAAATAATGAGTTCCCCGTTTGATTATATTAACCAGATTAGTCATACTAAAAAGGATTTAATTAGAAATTCAGAAGATCCTATCAGAGCTGAAAAGGACTATAATG